AGTATGATGACTGGGCAGAGTATATAAATAAAAGCCTTAAGTTCTTTGAAATACCACCAATGCGTACAGAATGGACAGTTACATATACTATTCAGCGTGTACAAACAGCAGAAGTAACAGTACAAGTAACAGCACGTGACGATGATGATGCAGAAAATCAAGCTAATGATATCTATAGTGAGTCTGACTTAGCAGAAAAAGTAGATGAAGATGATTGGAATACAGAAAACATAGATATCAACAGCATAGAAGCACAGGAGATTTAATGGGAATCAAAGAAGAGCCGTGGTTTGAACACCCGTTTGATTGGTATGAAAAAGAAAACTATCCAGAAATTGTAGGCATACAACTAACAGAGGGTGTCGCACTGGATTTTCTTCAAGCACTATATCAAATATACAAACTACTGGAACGCAACGACAACAAAAGAGCAATGGCAGATGCAGAAGAACTAGCAGTACTGCTATTAGCTAGTGCATTTAATTATGCAGAAGAAGCAATGGACGAACTAGTTATCAAAGAAGTAGGAACAATGGACATAGACGCTGCATTTGCAGAGATGGTAGAGGAACAAAATGGCTAATCAAAATCCATTTAGTATTATAGGTACGCACTGTGAGTACGAAGTTAGCACAGCACATGACCTAATGGAACAAGCAAAGCTTAATTGGAATGTAACATTAGAATCTATTTACATTAATCCATACGAGCAGATTGAAGTACCTGATAGGTATGCAACAGTCAAGTGGTTAGCAGGAGAAGCAAACCCACTGGCAGTAGTAGGTTCACGATACAAAGTAATGCAGAACAGTGAGATCTTTTCATGCCTTGATGACATCGTTAGCAATAGCGATGCACGTTACGGTGCAGCAGGAGAACTTAAAGGTGGCAATGTAGTATGGGCAACCATCGAACTACCAGCTAATATCAAAGTTGGAGATGACCCACATAATGCATATGTAATTGCACGTACATCACATGATGGTAGTACACCATTCCAGATGACACCAGTTATTAACCGACTAAACTGTACTAATCAGATCAATGCAGCAATGATGAGTGGTAAGAAGAAAGGCATTTACTACCGTGTTAAGCACAGTCCTAACAGTAGTATAAATGTAAATGAAATCAGAGAAGCATTCAAGATTATGAATGAAGATGTTCAGAAGTATGCAACAGTATCTTCATACCTACGTTCAATTGAATTTAGTAATGAAGAGTTCAAGAACTTTATCAAGCGAGTGTATTCATTACCAAGCAAGATAGAGTTCTCACCTTATGACATGCTCAGTCCAGGTGAACGTACAGCTAAGACAAGAGCAGACCATAGCAGAGGTGTTGCATGGAACGTATGGATCGGTGAAACAGACACGCAACACAATATCAAAAACACTAAGTTCGCTGCATTCCAATCAATCGTGGAAGCAACCGATCACTTCTCTAAGAACTACAAAAAGCAAGCAAGCAAGATGATCCTCGGCACGGACATACCAATTAAGTCACGTGCATTACAACTGTTAGGAGTTAACAATGGGTCTTGATATGTACCTAAAAGTAAAGGAATATAACGTTCAACATAACCTTAAAGAAGCAGATAAGTATAATACAATTATGCAGACTGTAAGTATTAAAGGTATGAAAGAAGTACCAATAATAGTATCAACAGAATACACAGTTATTTATTGGCGTAAAGCTAACCAAGTACATGGTTGGTTTGTAAATAAATTAGCTGATGGTATTGATGACTGTCGAAGAATATCAGTAAGCAGAGATAACTTAGTAAAATTACGTGAAACTTGTAGCGTATTACTTGATACAAGATCAAATGAATTAGCTAGGGAATTACTACCACCAACAGATGGATTCTTCTTTCAAGCAGGTGGTGGTGAAGCCAAACTCGATGAGGGTTATTGGCTTGATCTCGAGCACACACATGAAGAACTAAGTAAGTTACTCGAACAGATTACAGAAGAAAACAAATGGGACTACAACATAGAATACCAAGCATCATGGTAGAGCTAACAGAAGATCACTTTGCTATTGATGGATACAAAGCTGAGGTATTACTAAGTGAAGATACATTAGTTTATTTACAAAAGATTAATGAAGTAGTAATGGAAGGGGAAGCTATGTGGTTTAAGAGTTTAGTTACATGTAGGTATGACCCATACACAGGAGAGGAATACTAATGGAGTGTTGCACACTAAACATACAAGAACTATACAAGCAAGAAGACGAAGATGTCTGCGAGTCGTGCTATGATCGCATCGAAGGACACATAGAAGACCTTATGTTAATTCAAGCTAAGGAAGATTTCTATGAGAGGAACAGAAAGTATGATACGAATTAATGGGTACGAACTACCAGCACATGTATCTTATTCAGCACTAACAACATATCTTGACTGCGGTTGGAAGTATTATCTTACACGAGTGGAAAAGTTAGCCGAGACACCAGCATGGTATTTCTGTGGAGGTAGTGCGGTACATACAGCGACCGAGATGTACGATAAAGAACTATTTGAAACAGAAGGTAGATAATGAATAAGTATTGGGAAGAAGCATGGATTAACCAACAGTTCGAGCAATACACAAAAACAGGTGTTGATCAGGCAGAATGGAGAGCATCTGGTCGTGCAACTAAAGCTAACCCCAATAAAGAAGATGGAGTTTGGTGGGCAGTTGAAGGCGAGAAGATGGTTGACTCATGGATTCAGTGGCGTAATGGTGAGCACCCACTAACTATCTGGGAGGTACAACCTGGCAAGCCAGCCATTGAACTAGGACTTACACCTATCTGGAATGACATACCAGTACAAATGCACATTGATAGAGTTATGGTTAATCCTGATGGTGAACTAATAGTATTAGACATCAAGACTGGTACACGTACGCCATCATCAGACTTACAATTAGCATTCTATGCAGCAGGTATGGAAGATATACTAGGTATACGTCCACGCTATGGAGCGTACTGGATGGCTAGGACTGGACAAACCAGTGAGTTAATTGACCTAGACTATTTCAGTAAAGATAGTATCATTGAGATGGTTACCAAGTTTGATCAGGCTCGTAAAGCAGAGTTGTTCATACCAAATCTAAGCCACTGTATAATGTGTGGAGTAAAAGATCAATGCAAGTACAAGAGAAAAGGATAAAACAAAGTGGAAAGTAATTACGTAGTTAACGTAAAGACAAAAGTAGGTACAATCATCACCGTTCGTGGTAATGATTCTACTGAGTTTGAAAGCAACATCAATGCTCTAGTAGGTAATGGAGTTAATAACAGTATAGCTGCAATGGAAGAATTGTTTCTCGGAGCACAACCAAATAACTCAGGAATCAATACAGTGGTTAATGCGCTAGGTGGAACAGTAATTAGTGAGACACCTATGCCAGTAGCATCAGGATTTGCACCAATTGTACCGCCAACACACGCGGGTGGAGTCACAGCAGGCACAGCCAGCAGGGCTTGTATCCACGGCATCATGACTAAGCGTGAAGGTGAAGGACCATATGGTCACTACAAAGCCTTTATGTGTCCAACAGAAAAAGGTACAGTCGGTCAGTGCAAGGCTATTTACTTAAAGCCTAACGACCCAGACTACGCTACTTTCTAGTCACATAGGTTTGAGTGGGCAGTGTAGTTGGGGAAGGCTACCTGTCCACTCAATTAATTGGGAGATAAATGAAAACATTAAGTAGAGCAGTAGGTCGTCCTGACATTGGTGGTGAGCCAATGCCTACAGTATTCAGGACATTCGAGACAAATCAAATCGTATTGCGTAGAGCAGAAGTAAGTATGATTGCTGGCACTCCAGGTGCTGGTAAGTCTACGCTTGCACTAGCTCTAGCCTTACGTATGCAAGCACCAACACTATACCTATCAGCAGATACTAATGCTCATACTATGGCTATGCGTTTGTATTCAATGATCACAGGAGTAAGTCAAAGTGAAGCAGAAAAAATCATATCGGAAGACCCAGACAATTCTAGGAATAATCTTGCTCTTGCCAGCCATATTTATTGGGGCTTTGATAGCTCTCCTAGTCTCAGTGATATCGATGATGAAGTTACAGCGATTGAAGAACTACTTGGAGAACCACCTGCCCTAATAGTTATAGATAACTTAATGGATATTAGTATGGACGGCGGAGAAGAATTTGGTAACATGCGTAGTGCACTTAAAGAACTTAAGTACTTAGCAAGAGATACCAACGCCGCTATCCTAGTGTTACATCATACACAAGAAGGTTATGTCGGAGACCCATGCCAACCAAGATCATCCTTACAAGGCAAGGTAGCACAGTTACCTGCGCTTATCCTTACCGTTGGACAAAGTGGTAATGGACTACTAGGTGTAGCTGCAGTAAAGAATAGATACGGTAGAGCAGACCAATCAGGTAAGACACCAGTATGGTTACAGTTCAATCCAGAGTACATGTTCATAGCAGACCTAGAGGAAGCACGATGATGGACACTATTGATGTAACAATAACTATATTAACAACAGCATTAGTTATATTTCTAATATGGATGCAGAGATGAGTAAGTCTAAACAAAAAGGAACTGCTGCAGAAACATCAGTAGTTAACTGGTTAGTGAGCAAAGGACGTAAACATGTGGAACGACGATCACTCAATGGTAGTAACGATAGGGGCGACATTGCTGGGATTCCTACTGTTGTTATTGAAGTCAAGAATTGTGTAAAAGTAGAACTATCAGCATGGTTAAAAGAACTAGAAGCTGAAATGATTAATGATAAAGCTGACACAGGTGTAGTAATTCATAAGAAGAAAGGTACTGCAGATGTAGGTCTGTGGTACGCAACCATGCCAGTCGGCATATGGTTTAAACTAATAGAGGATGCAGGATACTAATGAGCGTTGAGTTAGAACTTAATAGCGGAGAAGAAGAAGAATATATCTTAAGACTTATTATGCCAAAAAATGATACATTTACACTAGCAACTGTATTTGGACCATTCATTGACACTGGAATTATTACATCAGTTGCCATACTAGAAGAGACAAGTAGATATATTAAATGACAGAAATACCACCTATTACTGCAATCATAGAGCACTATGGTGGCAGATTACGTAGGGACTACGGCAGTTGGCAGAAGATTAAATGCCCATTCCATGACGATAGCCACGCATCAGCAGGGGTATCAGTTACAGATAACATCTTTGTATGTCATGGTTGTGGAGTGAAAGGAAATCCATTCAACGTTATTAAAATACACGAAGGAGTAAAGTACGGTGAAGCTATCAAGATCGCAGAAGGTATTACTGGAGAAAGCTACAAGTCACTACGAGGAGTACCTTCCCTTGGCAGAAGAGTATCTAGCCAAGCGAGGAATAAGTCTAGAGACGGCTCAAAAGATACGATTAGGAGTCGTCGTTGACCCACTAGCAGGACAAGAATCATTTATAAATAGATTAGCTATACCTTATGTAACACCAACAGGTGTTGTAGACATTAGGTTTAGATCAATGGGATTAGAAGAACCTAAATACATGGGTATGCCTGGTACTTCCACTAGGCTTTACAATGTAAACGCTCTGCATACAGCAGGGAATTTTATAGCAGTATGTGAAGGAGAAATAGATGCAATCACTCTTAGTTATTCTTGTCGCATTCCTGCTGTGGGTGTGCCTGGAGCTAATGCTTGGAAACGGCACTACGGAAGGTTACTGGCAGACTTTGAAACTATCTATGTTTTTGCTGACGGTGATCAGCCTGGCTCTGATTTTGCAAAGAGTTTGAGTAAAGAATTTAGCAGTGTAATTATTATGCAGATGCCAGACAATGAGGACGTTAACTCAATGTTCTTACGTAATGGATCTGCATACTTCACAGAAAAGATATCAGCATGACAACAGAAAAATATACACGAAGTGATCTATGGGATTTAGAAGAACACGAAAAAAATCTAAAGGAGTACAACAGTGCAAGACTTCACCGAACAGGAAATAAATCACATCTTCCTAACCCTGACAGAAATGGGTTTGCTAGTTGTGGATGTGAAATATGCGAACGGACTTACTTTAACATTAAAAAGACCAACGCTAAAATAACATCACCATCACCACTGCAATTTGCTGCTGAAGTTATAGCACAAAAAGCTGTGAATTTACTAGTACAAAAGCACGAAGACTATGGACCAGCTAACATCTCTGATGCTCCAGGTGGACCATTGAACGGACTAAGTGTAAGACTGCACGACAAGGTAGCAAGATTAAACAATCTATTATCTAATCACAAAAAACCAAAGAACGAGACTATCGAAGATACATTCATTGACATACTCAATTATGCCATCATTGCTTTATTAGTAATTGATGGCAAGTGGGATACTACTAAGTAGGTAAATATGAAAACAGTTATAGTGATACCCGATATGCAAATACCTTACCATGATCCTCGTGCTGTACGTGCAGTACAGAACTTTGTAGGTGACTACCAACCAGATGAACTCTACTGTGTTGGTGACGAAGCAGATAGTCCTGAGCCATCTCGATGGAACAAAGGTTTAGTTGGAGAATTTGAAGGAACTTTACAAGCTGGACTAGATCGTACTGCTGCTATTATGAAAGAGTTTAAAAGTAAACTAGGTGATAAACCTTTCCATACAATGAGGAGTAACCACGGTGACAGAGTTGAAAACTACGTTAACCGATACGCACCAGCCCTTTCAAGTCTGCGGGAATTGGAATACTCCAAACTTCTACATTACAGCGAGAACGA